TAAGAGCGCTAAGACCAAAGATAATGCAGTCTTCAACTTCTCCATGATGTTTTTTAAGATCATATAAATATTCTCTTTTTATTTGTGCGTAAGTTGGTGGTATGTTTACATTTAAATATGCCATAATTATTCCTCATTTATATTACCCCAATTTGTTCCAGATTCATAGTCTACTTTATTGTCTACCAATAAAGGTATTGCTTGTTCCATAATTTTTTGAACAGTGATCCGTGTTTCGTGATCCTTGATTGATACACAAAGCTCATCGTGTATTTGTATGTGTGGTATGATACCTTTTTCATGTAACAAGACCATAGCTTTTTTTGTCATATCAGCAGCTGACCCTTGTATTAATCTATTCAAAGCCTTGTAAGTAAAAGCTCTAGCATAATGTTTTTCAAAATGTTCACACTCTGGATCTATGTACTTTTCATATTTTTCCATTTGTTCTAGTTTATATGCATCCATGGCATCTTCTTTAGTGTCATGCAGTTTGACTTGAGTAAAACGATTTGCTTTTGAATCCCACTCTTTATCTCTAGTTTCCCATTTATCAAATCTACAAAATCTATCTTCTAATGTAAAAAGTAAACCATTTTCACTAGCAAAAGATATTAATTCTTGAGATAGTTGTTTTACAAAAGGGACTTGCGCATGGTAAGTTTGAAATAATTTAGTTGCTTTAGTCTGATCTAAGTTTAATTCTTTCTGTAATTTTATCTTACCCATACCATAGAATAAACCAAGATTAATTGTTTTTGCTTGTTTACGTGGTATGTTGGCCATGTCAGCAACGATCTGGTGAAAATCTGCACCTTCTTTGTTAAACTCTTCTTTTAAATTTTCAGTCCCATCTAAACCAATTTTCAACGCGTAATGCACTACGATACGTGGTTCTTGTTGTGAATAATCAAAACTACCCCACTTGCAATTTACCTCTGGTATAAAAAGTTCTCTCATCTTTTTACCTATAAAACCCTTTGATGGTATCTGTTGTAAATTTGGGTTAGACATTGAAAACCTTCCAGTAACAGTTCCACCTGCATCTGATCTTATTTGATTTATATCAGCGTGTATTCTTTCGTTGTGTACAAAACCAAGTAATCCATCAACAAATGTATTTTTAGCTTTGTCATATTCTCTTGCTTTTGCAACAAATCTTAAAAATTTATTTTTATGTTTTAATAAATAATCTTTTGGTAGTTTAGGCATTTGTGATTTAGGAGTAACTTCATAGTCCTCTATATTTTGATTTTCTAATAGATTTTTTATAGAGGATGCTGCCCATATTTGAACATCAACACCAGTTCTATCTTTTATTATGTTAAGTAATTTATCTCTACGTTTTTCTAAAAATTCACCAAATCGTTTAGCTTTTTGGACATCAATTCTAACTCCTTTAAACTTCATGTCAACCAAACAAGGAAATAATTTTGTTTCCATTTCAAAAATATTTCTACAACTTTTTTGTTCAAGTATGATATAATTACCGTCTTTATTTTTTATCTTTTTTCCTTCTTCGTCTTCTTTAAATCTAGTGTACAATATCTCATCAAGTTTTTGATTAAACTTTTTCCATAATCTTAAAGTTAAGCTTACGTCTTGTTTTGCATATTCTTTTGCAATAGAAGCAGGTATTCTATGCATGTTTGTTATTGGGTCTTTAATCATACCATTAGACCATTCTTTAACTTTGTCTTGTAAATCCCACTTGTACTTTTCATCTTTTAAATAAGTTTTTGAAAGTGAATCTAAAGAATATTTAAATCTGTTTTCATCAATAACAGAAGCTGCTATCATAGTATCTACAATACGGCCTTTCATTTTTTTACCAGTTACAGCTCTAATCCAACAAACATCATACATTGCATTGTGAAATACTTTTGTAATTTTTTCATTTTGAAATATCTTTTCGTTTAAAACTTCCCATATTTTTAATTGTTTATCTAAAGATAAATCTGTATCAGAATGTCGTAGTGGAAAATAAACAGTATCTTTATCTGTAGCAATAGCTATACCACAAATAAAACCATCACCTCTTATAGCGCCTAAACCTTTTGTTTTAAGATTAGGATCGTATGTTTCTATATCAATAGCAACTGTATTAATACCATTAAGATCTAAATCTTCAGGTGTATTACACATTATAATCTCTCTCCAATATCATTTCTAAATAGTGTATTGCTTTCTTAATATCCTCTTCTTTCCCTTTCGCAGAATGTCTGCATATGTACTTAATAGCATTTCCTTCTGCAAAAAGCAATTGATTCTCATTTATAAACTCTGCAGGTTGAATTTTAAATTTTTTGTAATGAGACCCTCCGTGTTGTTTGTCTAACGATTTATATCCTGTCCCTTTAAATATACTATTATCTGTCATGTCGTTCTCCCAATGTGTATCTATCTTGTGATGCTATTGTCCAACAATCTATTCTGCCTCTACTATATGCTACATACTTTAAACGAATTGTTGTAAAATAATCTTCTGGTCTTGTGCAAGTTAGATCTACAATAACATTGTCATAAGTCAGACCTTTAACTGTATGTATGTTTGCATAGTGTACTCTTGCTTCACCTTCTGTATCAACACCCTCTCTTATCAAATGATTTATGTATTTTATTTTTTCTGGATCAGCTTTTGATTTTATCCGAGTGTAATAAAAGTCGCTAAAATCAAGGCTTTCTGGACGTAAATATTTTTTATTAATTAACTCATCGATCGTGTATTCTTTGTTAATCCAATCTTCAAATGTAGCTTCACCTTTTCCTATGACAATAACTTGTCGTCCCATATAATTCCAAAATTCTTTTATTTGTTTTAATGAAACAGGTTTACCTTTTATAAACTCTGGCCAAAGTTTGTGACATCTTATTTCTTTTTTAGATACGTAAGGGTCATTTCCTACATGACAAAATTCAATTCCATGATAATGTAAAAAGGCTCTAACCCATTTACCAGAAGGTGTGCCTCTGTAAGTAAATAAAAAAGTTTCTTTTGTATTTTTTATTTTATCTAACAAAGTTTCCATTGCTGAACAGTTTGTAGTTAAACTTGGTAAATAATAATGATTGCCAATAATACCTTCAGCAGGTTTCCAAACCCTATCATATTTATAGTGATCCCAAATGGGTCTTATAATTTCTTTACAAAGATTATTTATGGTCTTTCCACATCTTAAACCTTCTTCAAGTTGTTCTGCATTTTTTGAAAGTTCATGAAAATAATTTGCATCTGCTCCAGCAAATTCAAAAATAGTTTGATCTGCATCACCTACCATATAATATTCTTTTACATTCGTAGACATTTTTTCTAAAGCTTGTAATTGTCGAACATTACTATCTTGAGCTTCATCGACGATTAACACATCTATATCAGGTGCTACAGCGTCATCAATAAACTCTTGTATCATGTCATTGTAATCACACACTTGTTCAGTTCTTTTATAATCATCATAAACTTCTTTCATATCTTCAATAAGTTTAAAATTATTGTAAGGATAATAACCAATAGCTGCATCTTTTAAAGAGTACCAATGTTGTTTTATTGTTTTTCCTTTACCAAACGCATCGTTTAAAAATCTAAAAAACTTATGTTTATCATGATCAAACTCTGATTGAGTTACTCTTTGTCTTTTAAAACCAGAGTTTCTGGTGCATAAATTTAAATAATCTTTATAACTACGAAGTTCTTTTTTAAGAAGTTTACTTCTGCAAAAAGCGTGTATTGTACAAATTTTATATTTAAAAAATTTCTTTTTTAATCCTTTTTCTTTTATTTCTGGTAATTCTAATATAGCTTCTTTTAATTCATCAGCAGCTACATTTGTGTGTGATAACATAATTATTTTTTCTGGATCAAATTTTTGTGCTAAAAGTTCTTTGTATTTTTTTGTCAAAAACTTATGAGTTTTTCCTGTTCCTGGAGGACCTGCTATAAATTTAGGAGTCATTTGTAATCAACCTTTCTTCTATTTCTTGTGCTTCACCTTCTATAATTAAATCATTTTTACTTATGTTAAATTTTTCAATCTTATAAGATGTGCATGATTTTTCGTTATGTTTACCTCTATATTTTTTAGCTTTTAAAATTTTTTTAACTTTTAAAACAAGATCTACTCTTGCTAAGTTAATTCTTTTATCAACTAAAAATCCATCAAATTTATTTAAATTAAATTCAAGACTATTATTTTTTAAATTGTAATAAGGTAAACCAAAATCAGCTAATTCTTTTTTATCTGTGTACGCTTTATGTTTTTCAATGAAAGAATTAAACCAACCAATAAATCTTATGTCTTCACTTGACTCTGGATCGTAATCTGTAGCTTTAGTTCTAGCTTCAAATTTTGCTTTCATCATTTCTATAAACTCAACTTCTTTCATATAAGGCAAAAACACAGCTACTTGTTTCATTACTTCGTCATAAAAAATATTTTTTTTCATTAACTGAGGACCTTCAACTGTAACTGTTTTCTCTATTTTCTTATCCTCTTCAATTGTATAAATACTTACAAAGTATCTATCACTTCCGTATTCTACAATATCTCCAATATGTTCGTGTATTTCTTCACCATTCTTTTTAATACCTATCCAACTAAATAAATCTGATACATCTTTTTTATTAACATTTAAAATTTCTGCTAATTTTGGAATGCCATATGTCTTATTACCTTTTCTTCCTGTAGTTCCTTTTGTGCTCCTATCATCAGCTTCTGAATCATTAGCTTCTATTGCTATTCTACCAACAAACTCATCTATTTCACTATCTGTCCAATCAGTATTTTTAATTAAAATGCCTGCTATGGCCGTGCAGAAAGCATCTCTCGATCCTGAATTTGGATAGATAATTGTTAATGCAGTAGATAAAGCTATTTTACCAATATCAATTTGTAAATTACCTGGATACTCATGTATTTCCGAGTATTCTTCCCACTCTGTTTTTTCTCCGTTATTATTATAATTAGATTCTGGAACAATTGTATATCTATCTGAACCATGTCTTAATTCACATATCATGCTTCCTTTTGGAAAATTTTTATATTTATTTTGAAAAGCTGCAGGAAGTTTGTATTGTATAAAATTACAAGACCCTTTCCAAAGATAGTGACTTTTAGGATTATTTTTTCTTCCAAAAACTGCTCCACAAGATTTTAAATAGTATCCAACAAATCTTGTTACAGTAAAATTATCTATATCTAAATCAATATGATTATCTAGTCTTAATGCTATTTGAGCGTTTGAGTGATTTGTTTTCCATTCTTCTTTCGTTAATTTAAAATTTTCATCACCCCACTTGACTCTAGCTTTCTTTTGATCAGTGGGTATTATCACATGACCAAGGTCTAGCCAGTCTTCATATGTTATTGGTTTTTTTATAATCTCTTCATTCATAAATTAAAAGTGGGCGTATCCACTCTCGCTTCGACGCCCACTACCTAGGATCTTATAAATTTAAAGATTTTTTAGTTTGTTCCTGGGTCTCAGGTTTCGCTTCAATCTCACCCTTACCTACAGATTCAGCAAAAGATTTACCCATGTCATAGATTCCTTTGTCTGTGACAGGACCAACTTTTTCAACATCCCAACCAAACCATGTTCCTTTGTCGTTAGACATCTGAACAGTCTTTAG